AGACATACGTTAGCTAGATACATACCAAACAAGTTGCACGTTGTTGGAGAACTGGTTACAGAATCGGTTATTGGAAATCCATCAGGAAATCCACTTACAGACCGTTATAACTCAGTTACTAATACATGTCTCTTGCTTGTTAGTTATTTGTACTGCAGGCGTTTAGAAGGACTTTCAGTTGACTTTTCAGAATTCGATGATACAGTTCGGTGTCTCACTTATGGAGATGACGTTATCATTTCAGCCGATGATAAAACACTTGTGTACTACAATCGCGAGAATGTAGCTTACATAGCATCACAGCTGGGTTATACCGTCACCTCAGCCAGCAAAACAGAGGAAATGCTGCCGAGTGAACCACTAACTAATTTGACTTTTCTGAAGTCACCGTTCAGAGAACACGACGGGGTCGTGTATGCACCATTGCCAATTGAAGTAGTTCACAGGGAACTTTCTTGGCAGAAGAAACAACATAACACCGAGGACCTTGTAAAGTTGAGGGTCCAAACAGGACTGGAGATGATGGCCCATCACGGGAAAACTGAGACTCAAAAGCTACTTAAACAATTACATGAAGTTGGCTTAGAGGCAAAGTTTGACTGGGATGAGTGGAGCCTGAAAGTTCGGTCCAAACAACTCAATGCGATCCAAGATGGGTCGAAGGGGTGTACTCACTTACAACCGACAATGTCATCAAGTCGAGTAACACTAAGTCACGATGTGACTAATCGAGAATTTCGTTTGTCTAAAGAAGACATGGAATTTCTTGGAAAGGGTTTGCCAGTTTAGACTTAAAACTGTGTGACAACTTCTACATTTATAACTAAATGTAAGTCCTGAGAGACATCTAGTAGGGCAGTAATTTATATTTGTATCACTCTATCGTAACAGTAATTCTTGTGTACGTGCGTAACTTTAATATTTCAAGATATTTGTGTCGTTGAGGGAGTGGGCGACTTATTTTAAATTGTATTATTTTCACAATTTTCATATCGACATTAAGCTAATTTGTAGAAGTGCCAGTACTCGTGAGTTAAAGACGCTTCCGAGCCTATGTTGTCGAATTCTGTAATAACTTTGTTTCACCTTATTGTTATTATTTATTTATTTTAGGGACCTTTTGTTATTTAGGGCGTTAATATCAGTAGCATGAAAGTTCTCGGAACATTTTCTAGTATTCTAGATCCCGATGAGCTTGTGCCCGTGCCGCTGGTCACTTAACTTTAAATTTTCATTTTATTTGTAATCTTTGTAATCATTTTCTTTTTGCATTTAATCTTATTTAGAAATAAACAAAAACATTTTATTTATTCACTATATTTATTTAGAAAATCAC